AACCGCTGGCCGCTACCTGCCGAAGATCGAGGAACTGCAGAACCAGTTGCAGACCCTGCAGCAGCAGCTGTCCAGCCAGCAACCTCAGCAGCAGGATCCGCAACGCCCGGCCATCCCGCCTATGCCGGATCCCTTCGACGACGACTTCACCGAGAAGATGCAGGCCAGGGACAAGGCTGTCCAGGAAGCAACCCGCTACGATTTCGAACAGCAGGTACGGCAGCAGCAGCAGCAGGCGGAACAACAGGCCCGGCAGCAGGCCGCCATGCAGGGCCTGCAGGAGACCGCACAGGCCTACTCGGAGCGGGCCAAGAAGCTCGGCATCAAGGCTGATGAACTGAAGATTGCCGGCCAGCAGCTGGGCGCCGCGGGTCTGGATGCTAATATGGTCATGCACATCCTGCAGGACGAGGTCGGGCCGAAGATCACTACCTACCTGGCCCAGAACTACTCCGAGCTGGAGAAGGTCAAGGCAATGTCACCATTGAAGGCTGCGGTCTACCTGGAAAATGTGATCAAGCCCAAGGCGACACAGAAGAAGGGCGTCCAGCCGCCACCTCCGGCAGGCAGCGTCAGGGGATCCGGCGCCGCGGAGCGTATCGGGCCGAAGGGTCTGGTCATCGAGTAGTTGACATACCTACTTCCTCCATGCATAGCATAGGTCACGGGCCGCAAGGCCCGGACCGGCTGTAACTCGGGACCACAGCATCCCAGGCCACCGCTCCTTTATCGCGGGTATCGCTGCAAATCATCGGCCACAGCACCGAAACCTGATTTGTATTTGATGCCATCGAAGGAGAATCCCCATGGCCAATTCGCTTACGTCGAACATTTCGACCTACGTTATCCCCAAGTTCATGGAAAGCTTCAACGCTAACCGTGTCATCATCAACACCGTCGACCGCCAGACCTTTGCCGGTCAGTTCACTCCCGATGTCGGTTCCACCGTTTACGTCAAGCGCCCGCATGACTACAAAGTTAGCTCAACCTCTGACGGTGACCTGACCTCCGAAACCAAGTCAGACATCATTGCTGGCCGGGCGGCAGCCACGGTCCAAAACATGATGACCGTGTTTGTCGACTGGACCATCATCGAGCAGGCCACCCAACTGGACCAGCTCGAAGAGATCCTGGCCCCCATGGCGACCCGCCTGGTGACCAACCTCGAGACCAACTTCGCAAGCTACATGATGAAGCACTGCGGCCTGGTCTATGGCGCTGTCGGCACCGCGATCGATGCCTGGACCGATGTCGCTGGCGCTGGTGCTCATATGAAGTCAATCGGCGTCCCGACCGATATGCCCTGGTACTATGTGTGCAACCCGCACGTCGGCGCCACCCTGGCCGGCCTGCAGAGCGCACTGTCGCCAGCGCAGGCCACCCTGGTGGAATCCGCCTGGGAGAGGGCGATGGTCAGCAACAACGTGGGTGGATTCCGCGTGATGCAGTCCAACGCCCTGGCGTCCCGGACCAACACGACCGCGGCTGACCTGGCAGGCGCCCTGTCCGCCAACCCCACCGTGACCTACCTGGGCGCGAAGGACACTATGACCCAGTCCTGGGCCGTATCTGGCTTCAGCGCCTCGACGGTAGTGAAGGCGGGCTCTGTTGTGGCTGTCACTGGTCGGTACTACTGCTCACAGTCCACCCGCCAGGCCATCCTGGATGCCAGCGGGGCATCGGTGACATTCCGGGCAGTGGTAACGGAAGACGTGACCCTTTCCTCCGCAGGCGCGGGCACCATCGTGGTATCTGCACCGGCGATCTACGAGGCAACCGGTCAGTACAACACGACCACTGCAGCCATCGTCCAGAACGACGTGGTGACGATCCAGGGAACCACTGGCGCGATTTACCAGCCAGCCCTGTTCTATCACCCGAAGGCCTTCAGCCTGGCTACCGTGAAGCTGCCGAAGCTGTCCGCGACTGAGTCCTATACGGCCTCGAGCGATGGCATCACCCTGCGCTTTACCAAGTACTCTGATGCAACGAAGAACCAGAACAAGATGCGCGTGGACCTTTTGCCGGCCTACGCCACCTTGAACCCGTTCTTCGCAGGCCAGGGATACGGGGTGTAACGAGCCGGGCTACCAGCCCGTGACCACGGGGCGGCAGGTTTCCTAATGGCCTGTCGCCCCTTTTTTCATTAGGAGGCATTGATGCCAGATGATGCAGAACAACCCAAGCGCCGCGGGCGACCCCGCAAGCAAGCCGAAGCGGAAACAGTGCCAGAAGTGCTTGAGAGCGCGGCAGCAGGGGAAGAAATTCCTTCTGATGCTACTGAAATCACCTGGGAACGCCCGTCAGGCATGACCCTGACCACCAACGCATCCCAGGACACCATCGACTATGCCCGTGCGAACGGCTGGAAAATAGTTGAGGCCAAATGACTGTCACAGCCGGCAGGGTTATCGAGCGGGCGCTGAAGCGGATCCTGGTCGGGGCCGCTGACGCGGCACCGGAGGCGGACGAGTATGCGGACGCCCTGGACGATTTGAACGACTTCATGGCCGCGCTGGAGAGTCGCGGGATCCGGCTGGGCTATACCATCGTCGATAATGTGTCGGACGTGGTCACGGTCCCGGCGGGCGCCATCCTGCCCATCATTGCCAACCTGGCCGTGACGGTGGCGCCAGACTACTCGGCGGCGGTCTCTGCCGCACTGGCAGCGCAGGCCGCGGAGGGCATGAACACGCTCCGCAAGCTCGGCAGGCCGCGCCTGAAGGCCCAGTACCCGCTGACGCTGCCCCGCGGTGCTGGCAACGACGACACCTACCAGTACGCCGGCGATGGCTACTTCTACGGTAATAGCGTGCTGGCCCTGCTGTCCATGGCCGGCAATACCCTGGCCACCGATATCGTGACTGCCGACGTGCCGGTCCTGGTGGCCGGGCAATGGACCCAAGTCGATGCCATCGGCCTGCGTACCGATGTCGCCGGGCGCATCACCAGCCTCCAGGATGGCGATGTCTCGGTCACCGTCACACTGACGATGTCCGCCACCGGCTCGGGCGCCTATACGTTCCGCCTGATGCACAATGGCGTATCGATCGCCACCGACACCGAGACCCTGTCAGCCACGCCAGCGGATATCTCCATTACCAAGGCGGTCACCCTGGAGCCCGGCGACTACCTCGAGGTCTACGTCGAGGGCGATGCCCATACCAATGACCCGACCATTGCGGACGCCCAGTTCGAGGTGCTCTGATGCCGGTCGCGTCCCTGCCACTGACCAACGGATTTTACCAGTCAGATAGTCTGCCCCTGTCGGCGCAGGAGTGCCTGAACTGCTATGTGAACATCCCGGACGCGCCTGCATTGAACGATCGCTCCCTGTTCAGCATGCCAGGCCTGACCCAGGTGGCTACGGCAGGAGCAACCAGCGCCTATGCCTGCCGCGGGCAGTGGGTCATGAACGGTGTCCCCTACTTCGTTCTTGGCGACAAGTTGTACTCGGTGAGCTCTGGGGGGACGCTGTCCGCCTCTCTAGGCACCATCGCCGGCACAGGGCGCGTCTGGATGTCTGACAACGGCACCCAGCTCTGCATCCTGATTCCCGGATCGACCGGCTACATTTACACCACCGGCGGCGGCCTGGTCACGATCTCCGACGTTGACTTTACCGCCAACGGTAATCCGCTGGCAGTCACATTCGTCGACGGCTATTTCGCGTTCACGACCGACACCGACAAGATCATCCTGTCCGATCTCAACGACGGCACGTCCTACGATGCGCTGGCGTTCGGGTCTGCCGAATCATCACCGGACGCAGCCCTGGTTCCCATCGTATTCAAGAACCAGCTGTTCATCGTCGGGGAGACCACCTGCGAGGCCTTTACCAACGTCGGCACCGGCGACTTCCCGTTCCAACGCTCGGGCCTGTACCTGGACGAGGGCACCGTGGCGCCGTTTTCGGTGATCAATGGCCCGGACACGTTTATGTTCCTTGGCGGGGGGAAGGCCGAGACACCGGCCATCTGGGCCATGGAGAACAACTCCACCCGCAAGATCAGCACCAAGGCGGTCGACGACATCCTGCAGGATCTGACCACCGCGGAACTGGCCACCATCTACGCCTGGTCCTATGCCCAGGCCGGGCACTACTTCACCGGCTGGCGGCTGCCGTCGACGACCATTGTCTATGACCACCAGACCCAGATTTGGCATGAGCGCCGGTCACGGTATGAGGACACCGACACCAGTATCGTGGAGGTCACCTACCGCCCGACCGGGTTCGTATCGGCCTATGGCGCCCTTTACTGCGGTGACTCCCTGTCCGGGCGCGTCGGCACGGTATCCCTGTCGGTCTACACCGAGTATGGCGAGAACATCATGCGCCGATTCTCAACCCAGCCGTTCATGAACAACGCGCAACCGTTCTTTGTGCCGTGGGTTGAACTGACCGTCGAGTCTGGTGTCGGGAACCTGGCAGAGGCAGAGCCGCAGATCCGGCTGGACCGGTCCCTCGATGGCGGCAAGACATGGTCATATGAGCGGGCCAGGTCGATGGGCGCGATAGGAGAGTATTCCAAGCGGTGCATCTGGCGCCGGATGGGGCGCGTGTCCAGGTTCGACGTTTACCGGTTCACGACCACGGCCCCGGTCAAGTTCGCTGCCCTGGCCCTGACCGCCCAGCTGGATGGGGTGGGCTGATGCCGATTACTGCCCAGCCCCTGTTTGCTGCCCAGCCGATCGTCTTCAATGACGGCACCATGGTGCCGCATTTTCGCGACTTCATGCTGCGAGTCAACCAGGCCGTGGAAGGCGCCGAGATCACTGCCTCTTGGGGCTTCATTTCCGGGACGCTGTCGAACCAGGCCGATCTCCAGACAGCACTGAATACTGCAGGCACGACAGCAGTCTGGGGCAGCATCACCGGCACCTTGTCCAGCCAAACAGATCTCCAGACCGCACTGACCACGATCCCAACGAGCTCCATCACCAGCGGCACCTTTGATGACGCCCGCATTGCGGAATCCAATGTCACTCAGCATGAGGCGGCTCTGACTATTACCGAGTCGCAAATTAGCGACTTGGACCATACCGACGCCGCGGCAGTTCACGTCGACGTAGCGGCAGAGATCAGTGGCGTGACCGAGAAGACCGCGGTCGTCGACGCCGACCTGGTCCTGATCGAGGACTCCGAGGCCAGCAACGCCAAGAAACGGGTCCAGCGCAGCAACCTGCTGCGGTATGCGCCTCCCACCGTGCGCGATGAGGCCACCGACCCCTATACGCTGGTTCTGGCAGATGCCAACAAGGTGCTGCGGTTCACTACGGCCAGCGCCGCCGTGACTATCCCGGTGGAGGCCTCGGTGGCGTTCCCGACCGGAACCGAAATTTCAATCCGCCAGGCCGGCACCGGGACATTGGTCCTGACAACGACCAGCCTGACGATCAATGGCAGCGTGCCCGGCTGGGCGCAGCACGTCGAGGTCAAGTTCCGCAAGGTCGGATCCGATACCTGGGACGTGGTCTAGGAGGAAAGTATGGGATTTTTGAGTGGAGTCAGTGATGCCCTGTTTGGCGACCCCAACCAGGCACTGAACGCGCAGCAAAAGGCAAACAAGCGGAGCCAGGAATATATCCAGGAGCAGACCGCGGCCGGCCTGCTGGATGCCAACACCCTGTTCCGGCAATCTCAGCAACCACTCCAGCAGGGCTACCAGGCCGCCATAGACGCCCTTGGGGGCACGCTGCGGCAGCAGATAGATACCACTGCCCGCGGAAATTACTTTGGCCAGGAAGCCCTCCTGGCCGGTATGCCGCAATTCCAGAACGCGATCCTCGGGATGCCAGTCAACAACATGGCCCTGCAGCCGCGGATCCTCCACCCGGAGCGGAACCTGCAGTGGCTATTCAATACCACCCTGGGCGCCCGCACCGGCGGCCACAACCCGCTGGAGGGGATGAGCGCGTCTGACATCGAGGCCCTGAAGGTGCTCGGTGAGGCTGGCCTCAACCAGCAGCAGATCCGCGACCTATACTCGGCCAACCTGCAGTACCAGGCGCAGACCGGGCCGGAAAAGGAGCGTCAGACCATAGAGCAGATTTACAACTCGATCTATGGCCAGGGCCAGAAGGCAAATGACATCAAGCCCGGCAAGCGCAAGGTCGGCTAGGGGAGGAAATTGAAATGGCACTCGCACTCGGACCAAATACGCAGGGCTGGGGACTGAATGGCGGCGGCGGGTTTACCTGGTATGGCCAGGGACCGGCCCCGCAGATGACTGACCAGCAGAAAATGCAGTCGATGGGGTTCATGTCTTCTTTCAACCCGCAGCAGGTCATGTCCAACGCGAACCGGGCCGCGGCTGGCGGTGGTGGCCGTACCGTGGCCGCGCAGCCGATGCCGGCCAGCGGGGCCATGTGGCAGGGCAGGCCGGCTCCACAGACAGGCTCTCTCGGGGCGTTGTCGGCAGCTGACCAGGCGGCACTTAACCAGTTGACTGCGGCTGGCCTGAACCAGCAGCAGATCCAGCAGCTGTACCAGAGGAACCTGACAGCCTCCCCGACCACCCAGCCTGGGAGCCCCCAGTATGGCCTGTCCGGTGCACAGGATGCACTCCAGCGCGGCCTGGAGGGCGGCCTGGCAGGCCTCGAGGCTGGCGTCAACCAGGCCACCGGCACGCTCTCGCCCTACACGCAGGGCGGCGGTGCAGCCTACCAGCTACAGGCGGCCCTGTCCGGGGCGCTCGGCCCACAGGCACAGGCCCAGGCCTTCGCCAACTACCAGCAGTCCCCGGAGCAACAGTACCTCCGGGAGCAGTCCGAGAAGGCGATCCTCCGCAATGCATCAGCCACCGGTGGCCTGGGCTCCAGCAACGTCCTGACAGCCCTCCAGCGCAATGCTACGGGCCTGGCGGCCCAGGACTATGCCAATGCCTTTAACCGCCTGGGGAGCCTCTCAGGGATGGGCCTGGGGGCCTCCGGGCAGTTGGCCGGGATCCAGGCCGGCGCCGGCGGCCAAGCCGGGCAGATGGCTTATGGCACCGGCGGCCAGCTTGCCAACTACCGCACCCGCGCAGGGGAGCAGATCGCAGGCAATGTGCAGGGCACCAGCCAGGGCTTGGCCGGCATGATCAACCAGCAGGGCAACGACCTGTCGAGCCTGATCGGGGCGCAGGGCACCAATATCGCCAACCTGCTCTCAGGGTATGGTCAGGCCGATGCCCAGACCCTGCAGTCGCTCGCGGCGTTGCTGGCGAATATCAGGACTGGATCCGCCAGCCAGGTCTCCGGGCTGCCGAATCTACCGCAGGCAGGTACGGGCGGCATTCTCGAAGGCTTAGGAAATCTGCTTGGGGGTGTTGGATCATTTGCGTCATCACCTGCAAATCCTTGGGGTTAAATTATGGCCACAGCAAAAGAATGGGGAACTGCTCTACAGGGAATGGGCGCATGGTTCGCAGGCAAGGGACCGCAGTGGGAGTATGCCCAGGCAGAGCGGGACTCCATGGAATTGGAGCGACAGAAAACGCTTCAGGAACTCGACAAGGAGCGCAAGGCCGCGCTGTTGACTGACTTCAGCAACGTCTACTGGTATCTGGATGATAACAATGTGCCGATGGCGATCAAACTGCTGAAGCAGCGCAGCCCACTGATCAAGCAACTCGGCGGCGATTCATCGGATACCGATACCATGCTGAATCTTCTCGAGTCTGGCAAGATCGATGAAGTAAAGCAGGAGCTGGAGCTGTTCCTGAAGTCTGGCGGGATTCCAACTACCGATAAACTGACAAATTTCAAACCTATGTCAGATGGTAGTATCTGGGGCTACAACGAACGCAAGCAAGAATGGCAGCCGACAAAAGTGCAGCCAGGAACTTCGATGCCTTCTCCGGCGGATGGTGGGGGGAACAATTTCCAGTTCGGCCCTGGAGAAACATTCAAGGGCCCTGATGGCCGGTTCTATATGGCCACCCAGAAGCGCAACCCAATGACCGGCCAGGTGGAATCTGTATTCAGCGAGGTGCCTGAAGGCTACCAGATGGTTGGACAGATGGGCCTGACAGCAAGCGAGCAGGTCAACCAAAAAGGTGCCGAGGCGGGTGCAGTGGAGGGTGCCAAGCTCGGCGCCCAGCTGAACCTCGGGCCGAAAGTGAAGGCCGCGGTGGAGCAGGCCAAGGCCCTAGCGATATCTGAGGTAAAACGTGGCGACGAGCAACGGTCGAATGGCAGGGCGCTCGCCACCTATGAGGCCGCCATGGGCAAACTGTCGTCCGCCATGGAAGGTACTAGCACTGGACCGGTCGTCGGCCTAAGCCCGGCAGTGACAGCAAACCAGCAGATCGCAAAGGGCGCGGTCGCCGCCATGGCGCCGGTGCTCAAAAGCATTTTCCGGGTGGCTGGCGAGGGGACGTTTACCGATAAGGACCAGGAGCTGCTGCTGAATATGGTCCCGACGCGGCAGGATCTGCCGGAAGCCAGGAAGGCGAAGATTGAAATGATCGATGCGATCGTGCGGGCGAAGCTCGGAGCGTCCGGTCCGGCGCAGCCGACAGCGCCCACTGGCCAGCCAACAGAATCTGGAGGCCTTTCCCCGCAAGAGCAGGCGGAACTGGAGCGACTGCGGTCCAAGTTCAGGGGCGGACAACAATGAACGAACGCGAAGAACTGGAGCGCCTGCGGGAGTGGGAGCGCCTGCAGGAACTGGAGGCAAAAGCGGCCGGTGCGCCGCCCGCAGAACAGCAACAGCAAAGCCCGCAGGATCCTGGTTTTGGAAAGCAGGCACTTGCTGTGCTTGGAGAATATGCCGCGGCGTCCAACCGGTCTCTCGCAGACTTTATAGATTTCATTGGGCCCGGTACCGCAAACGCGATGCTGCGCCTGGCAGGTATCGACTACCAATTGCCCACCGTTCGAGGATCGCTGCAGGCCACCGGAATCGAGGGGGGCTTCATGCAACCCGGAACGGCTCGGGGCGTAGTGCGTGCAGCGGGTTCGACAACCCCCGTTGCAGCTGGACTCATGCCGGTGGCCCGCACTGCTGGCACCGCTTCCAGCAACCTGATGGATTTCATTGGCATTGGCAGCACCAAGGTGCCGGAAAGGGTCGCAGAAACCACTGCCCGCGAGCTGGCCCTGAAGCGCCGTTCAGGTCAGGCGCCTGCTGCCGGCTACCGGCTCGAAGGCCCGATGCCGCAGCGTCCAGAGGCTCCTCCTTACAATCCGCCGCAGAAGGGCGGCCTTCCAGCAACGCCGGAGCAACTCGCAGGGCAGCAGGCAGAAACTGCAGCAGAGGCGGGAGTTAATTACCCGCTCGGCCCCAATACCAGGGTGGTTCCTGACCCCGCTCAATTAAGTGCGATTGAAAACGGCGTGAAGGAGGGCGTTGTATCCATGGTGCATGCCGGCAACCCTGAGACCAGGTCCGCCATGCGTAAAATGCTGGACATCGTGAAGCGGTCGCGAATCGATGAGGAATACAAGGCCCTCAATCGCCCCAGCAAAGTGATCGGGCAGGTATTGAATGACCGGCTCGGCATCATTATGGACGCCAACCGCAAGGCAGGGCAGGACATCAACCGGATCGCCAAGGGTTTGAAGAACGAATATGTCGACGTCACTGATCCAATCAGGCAGTTCACTGATGACCTGGCAGAGCACGATATTTACTTTGACCCTGCCACAAAGACCGTAGATTTCAGCAACTCCACCATCGAAGGGTTGGATGCGGCGCAGGGAATCATAAAGCGGATGCTCAACCGGCTGGTGAATACCAAGCCGCCGAATGCCTATGACGTTCACCGGGTGAAGCGTTTCATAGACGAGCAGGTAACCTATGGCAAGACGCAAGCCGGGCTCAGTGGCCAGATGGTGGGCATCCTCAAGAAACTGCGCCGCAACCTGGACCAGGCGCTCGACAGTCAGTTCCCGGACTATGACCGCGCCAATCAAGCCTATGCCGATACGATCAAGATCATAGACGATATTCAGGGAATGGCCGGCAGCAGGGTTGACCTGAATGCGGATAATGCCGACAGGGCCCTCGGGGTGATGTCGCGCAAGATCCTGAGCAACTATGCTACCGGCACGCCCATGCTGAACACGTTCAATGACCTGCAGGATGTCGCCGGCAAGTATCTGCCGCTGTCTGGCCGGCAGGGCGGCAAGCTCAACGAGAACATTGTCCAGCTGGCCTCGTTCGATGGAGAACTGCGGCGCTTGTTCCCTGAAGAGGCGATCGCCAGGAATACTTTTGAGATGGAAAGCCCTGGTGCGAACGCAATTGCCATTGGGCGTGATGCACTGACTGGCAACAAGCCCGGATTGATCATGCAGGGATTAAAGGCGGCCACCAAGCCCTTCGCTAAGTCACCAAAGCAGGTAGAGCGGGAGGCATTCAAGCGGCGCGTTCAGTCACTTGATGAAATCCTGAAGGACTGACATGGCCCGCCTCGGTGGCATAGACTCGATGTATGCGGACCACTCGGCGCAGTCGCTGTCTGGTGGCTTCCTCTATTTCTATGAGACAGGCACCACCACCCCAAAGACAACCTTCTCAGATTCGGCCATGCTCTACCAGAACACCTGGCCCATCGAACTCGATGCCGCAGGCGTCCCGCCACCTGTATTCTATACCGACAGCGCGAAGGTCGTCCTGAAGGACAAGGACGGGACCACGCTCCGCACCGTGGATCCGATATCCGCCCCGGAATTTGCTACCGGTGAGACTATTGTCTACCGCCTTGGCGACATTGACTCGCAGTTCTTCAGCAATGACAGGTTCGAGGATCTGGCCGGCGGTAAGCTCTATATCTACTACAATGGGTCCAGCACGCCGAAGACCACTTACTCGGACAATGCGATGACCACCGAGAATGACTGGCCCATCGTGCTCGATGCAGACGGCTTCATTCCAGATGTGTTTTACAAGGGCAAGGCCCGTATTGTGCTGACAGACGCTGCTGGAGTTCAGCAGCGGATTGTAGATGAAGTGGAGTCCGTAGAAGTCGACTCCAGTTTCATCCTGTCATGCCCTGCGGACATCGTCGTTTCCGAAGGCGACTTCGTTACTTTCTGCGTCGGGGTGACGGGTGATCCAGCAGGATATACCTACCAGTGGTATAAGAACCTGACGGCGCAGACTGGGGAAACAGATCAATGCTATTCGTTTCAGGTGGTCGCCGGTGACGACAACGTCGAGGTCTGGGTCGAGACATCGGATGGGACATCGGTAGAGCAATGCCCATTCGCAACGCTAACTGTTGGGAATCCGGGATGCGTCACCTGGTCAGTAAGCACGTCGACCGTGACCGCGGAGGATTTCTGGGTCTCGCCTACCACTGAAACGCTCGCCACGTTCGATGCCAGGCTTGCGCTTGATACGTTGATTATCAACCGCAATGACGAGGTGTACATCAGGCACGGCAGCAACGTCGTCTACACCAATGATTTCGGCGCAACCTTCTCCACGGTAACGCTGGCGAGCCTGATACCTATAGATTACATATGGGACACTGGTGAGAAGACATCGGCTACGTTCACCGGTGCCGCCTGGCCGAACGGGGCCCCAAGCTCCAACTTTTCTCTCACCGCGTGGAAGTGGTCTGGAGACAACCTGCTGGCATGTTTTCACAACTCCGATTCAGACAACGGATTTATTGCCAACATTACAATAGACCAGGCCATAGTTACCGGCTTCACCCACAACACAAACCTGGAGACATCCACTCTAGGCGAGGACTGGGTGGGCGTCCCGTACCTGCCTGCCAATGAGTTGCACACGTTCTGCTTCTGGGATGGCGAATTGACCCTGGTTGGTAATGTTTTTGAGTCATATCCTACTGACCCATACCCGCAACGCCATGCGATGCTCAAGGGGTCAATTGCCAAGGCAAACGCAGTGACATTGTCTGAAGGAAAGGGCGCCCCCGTTCGGGCAGAGATCGTAAATGACAATCTGCTATGGTACGGAGCCTGGGGTGGTGGGTCTGGCGGCGCCGTCGCAACCAGGTACGGGATGATCGCCAGCGATATACAACTTGGCGGATCTTATACATTTGATGCGTCTTGGCGCCAGCCAGGTGGGTATGCGCTCGCCTGGTGGGCGGATTCAGCACCAACCTATCAGCCAACAAAAACGACAACACTCCTGGCAAGCATTGTTGACAATTACCCAACGACGAACAAGCAGCGAGCAGCTCAGTGGCTGTCCACAGATGAAATGTTTGCTGGTGTAGTGAGCAAGCGGTATGGGTATACCTACACGGACCTGGCAGATGCGGTAGAGCGTGACTACTCTTCGATATTCAATTATGCAGGTCGTGATGCGTTCGAGGTGATGCCGATCAAGGAGAAGGGCGCGTTCATATCGGCAGAAATCATCAACACCAACCTCAGAAGCACGACGATCAAGATATCGAAAGACTCAGACCCGGCGAACTTCTCATCTGCTGTTACGCTTACGCTTCCGGTCGCGAAGCACACAAACGGTGATGAGATTACGCTTGCCTATTCTGCCAGCCAGGCCAAGTTCCTACTGGCATACTTCGACAACTCATCGAAAATACACGTTGTGTCATTCGATGACCCGTTCGATTGCACCGCAACGGAGTGATGTATGAGCGCAAGATATTTAGACATCGACTCACAGTTCTTCGACGCAAATGGCGACCCGCTATCCGGCGGCCTGCTATATTTCTATGACACCGGGACCACCGACCAGAAGGACACCTATACCGACTCCGGGGAGGGAACGCCGAATGACTGGCCAGTGGTGCTGGATGCGTATGGCGTACCGCCAGACATCTGGTTCACAGGGACAGCCAAGGTGACCCTGAAGGACGCGGATGGCGTCACCCTGCGTACTCTTGACCCCGTCGGTGGATAACGGGCCCTATATGAACGAACCGTTGGCTGCAATTGACGAGGTTCGCGGCAGGGTCGCGACACTTGAGTCGCACTGGAAGCGCACCGACGCCAAGCTCGACCAGCTCGATCACCACATCGGGCAGTTGGCGTCACGCCACGCCTCAACCGACGCCAAACTCGACAGCGTCATCGAAGCAATGCGCGACATCAACCGTCGCGACAATCAGCCGGTAAACTGGGTCGGCATATCAGGGTTTGTCCTGGCGGTCGTGATCGGTGGGTCAAACTACGTTGATTTGCGCCTTAAGCCTGTCGCTGACGAAACGACCAAGAACCGTGCAGCGATTACCAGCATCAATGAGGTCATCGACGGCCGTGGGCTTGTAATAGGGGACTTTGGGGCCAGGCTGACCAATATCGAGACATCGGACCAGCACTCCGACGAATTGCGCCACGACCTGGAGGCCAGGGTCGGTCACCTAGAGCAGCAGGCCGCAGCCGCGGAGGTGTCACGCAAGGCCATCGGTGACTACGTCCGCCAGATCGACGAGCTCGGGAGCCGGCACTGGGTTCCAGGCCCGCCGCAGAAGGCCAGCAGGGTGGATGAGTGATGGAAGGATATCGGTCCAGGAAGTTCATTATATCTGCCGGGATCCAGGTCTTCTCGTCCGTTGCCCTGGCCCTTGGGTGGCTTGATGGCGCCAACTACGCATCTATTTCCACCGCCAATATCGTAAGCTACTCATTCGCCAACGCGGCAGAGTACTGGAAGGCAGGTGGCCGGTGATATTTGACCCGCGCACCTGGTTTCTTGCCGCAGGGGCCCTTGGGAGCGCCCTGGTCGGCTACTATGCCACGGCCCTGTACTACCGGGCCCAGATTGCTGAAATGCGCCAGGATGCCGCTATGGCCGCGGAGAGCGCCCAGCGCCACAATCGCGTCATCGAGACACTGCACCTGGAGATTGCCGGGATCACGGCAGAGCGTGACGCTGCCAGGCACCAAAAGATCCGAACAGTTGAACGGGAGGTGACCCGCGATGTCATCAAGTACGTTGCAAAAAAGGCTCCTGTCCCTGTTGCTGGTGAGTGCCGCCTGGACGATGACTGGGTGTACATCCACGACAAAGCCGCCGCAGGTGGTGGAGTGCCCCAGGCACCCGAAGCCACCGGCGGGGCTGATGGTGGAGCCGCCTACGCTGAAGCC